GCGGAACTTTGTTATCACTATCTAATGATAATGTTGTGTGATTTGTGTGTGTGTTAAAATTCCAACCTTGAGATTGGATTGACATTGATGTCTCGTCTAGGATATTTTTAGCGACAGATACATCTACAGTAGTTGTCCCTGTAATTGAGTTAACTGGAGCTTCTCCTATGTACTCAACATGGTGTTTACTGCTTGTAACTCAGTAGTTGGTGTAATTTGTGTTGTCATTTTATCCTTTTAATTAATGTAGAAAAAGGGGGATTTGACTCCCCCTAATTCAAGTAAAAATAAAGAAACTATTACGCTTCTTTAATTCCTACAGCCGATTCTGGTCTTAATACACCATGACCCATAGCATATTTAGCAACCATTAACGTACCTTGTCTTCTGATGTCGTACTCTTTTTCAACACCTAAGTCCATAAGTTTAACTGTACCTACAGCACTTGGGTGAGAAACTAGAGCAACAAAGTTAGTCAAGTTAACAGCTTGTGGGTTTGAACCACCATTAGTAGCTGAACCTTGAGCAACTCCTGAGTTGACGTTTCCAGTTACAAAGTGAGGAACTGGTACTAATTCAATTCCTGCAATTTTCATAACTTTTCCTGAAGCAACACCACCATTACCACCGCCTGTGAAGTCAACATTGACTGCATTTGTAGCGTTAGCTAATTTGTAGTATTCTTCAAGTCTCATAAAGCATTTTCTGCCTTCTGATGGAACATAGTTTGCATCAAGCTCTTTAGCCGCCGCAAAGATAGCATCTATCATTGCATTAGCCGCAGTTGCGTCTGTAGCAGAAGCAATGCCTGTGTTAGTTATGTTTGTTGTAGCGTCTCCACCAGTAACAGATGCACTAGCTAGAGATGCTTGACCGATTGTTTGTAAGATATGCTTATCTTTTTGGAAAGCTAATGCTCTACCCATTTCTTGTGAGTATGCACTTCTTACGTCCCAATGGTTTTTTGCCTCTTCAATATTTGAAACAAATACTGATGAGATTAGAAGGTCATTAATTGTAATAACCTTTTCGTTTGAGTTAACGTCAGAACCTAATATTTCTGCTCCAACTGCGTGATAAGCGGCTGAAATTCTACCCAAAACTGGGAAAGAAGCCGACTTGCCATTACTGATACTTCTTACCATATCAGCACCTTCTGTTTTTGAAGCTCTGTCAAATGAAGTAATTACTTCACCTGCAAATACTTTTAGAAACAGGGCATCATCACGAGATGAACCACTATTAGCATTTCCGAATTTAACTGGACTTGCGTTTGACATGTGATTGTCTCCTTTTTTGATGTTAGTTTATAAAAGCCTCTTCAATTCAGTTATTTAGTCAAGATTGTCTACCGCAGTAGGTCAAGTTATTTGGCTAAATTGTATTGGCAGTTGCCACGCATAAGCGTTGCACAACTATATTAACAATCCCACTTACGTAAAGCTAATGCTTTTCTAGTAGGTTTGCCGTTCTTAGACATAGCTCCTTTTACACCACCCATACGAGCACAAAACGATTTACGTCTTCCACTTGTTTTACTTTTGGTAGGTGCTTTTAAATTATGTCCTTTGCTCTTAAAGTGAGCTCTCCCTGCGGCATTTAAGCCGCCTGAAGGACTTTGGTATCTTTTAGCAACCATTATGCTTTCGCAGTTTTGGCGGCTCTCTTAAATTGTTTAGCAGTAGGTCTACCTTTAGCTCCTGCTTTTCGCATTTTTTCACCTGAACCTGCTTTAATTCTAGCACGTTTTTTATGAATGTTTGCGTATAGTCCAGTTCTTGCCATATTATTTTTTCTTTTTACTGCTCATTATTTTTGATTTTAAAGCGGCAGGTAATCTTTTCTGTCCACCTTTTAACGCTTTACTTGGTCTTCCTTTTTTAGAACCGTAAGTTCCTTTTCCCATTGGCATATTTATTTCTCCTTTTTGGTTTTATCTACTAGGGGTACTTTTGATTTTTCAATAATGTCATCTATTTGTTTAAGACAACATTTTGCATGAGTTCGTTTATCAAATCTATCTTTCAATATATCCATAAATTTATCATGGTCAGCAACACCCACAGGGTTTTGTAAAAATGTATCTATTGTTGCAGTATGTTCAGCTTCATCAGCTTCATACCTTTTCTTTAACGCATGTAACCAAGCAATCATATTACAACTCCGAGTTAGCTATTTTGTTTTTAACCATCTCTTGATAAGCAGGGTCTTTAGCATACCTAGAGTCAGACATAGCGGCTGTAACTTCAGCCCAAGATTGATAACCTTGTTCTGTCGTAGGCGTAGCTTTGCCTTGTGTTAAAGTAGGTTCTGAACCATTAACTGATTCATATTTAGCTTTAAGACTATCAACTGCTAATTTAACAGTTTCCATATCTTTACTGTTTACCGCAGTGTTGTATGCTTTTTTTTCACCATCAGTCATATTTTTTGAAGCCCATTCAGCCATTTCTGTGTAGGCTTCATCACCACCTACCATATTTTTAACTGTTGAAGTTTGTTGGTCGCCTATAGCTTTTTGTCCTTCAATAAATTGGTCAACATATTCTTTTGGAATACCTGACTTTTCTAATGCTTTATATGATTCTTCATTTAATTGACCATTTTCAGCATACTCATTAGCTAGATTATTCATGTCAAGTCCTGCATTTTCAACAACATTTTCAGCTATATCTAATTCACCTTTATTTGTTTCTTTAACAGGTGTTGCTTCTTTGACTGCTTCTTCTGTATTAGTACCTAGCTTCGCTTCTAATTCTGCATAAGACTTTGCTAAGTCTTCAACTGAATTAAATTTTTCTGGTAAACCTTCTGGTTTGCTAAGTGTACTATTTTCTTCTACTGGCTTTTCGCTAGTAGTTTCGTCACGTTTTATTTCTACTGTTTCTACCATTTTTTATTTCCTTTATTGTGGTTGTGGTTTAGACAAATTACCTGCAACTGGTGCTACAGCTTTTTCAGCCATTTGCATCATTTGCTCACTTTGCATTTGCTCTTCTTGAGCCGCTTGTTCTTGAGCTAGTTGTTCTTGAGATTTTATTAAACCATCTGTATCAATACCTAAACCACTAGCAATACGTTTAATTAAATCTTCAGGGTTTAACGAT